TGCCAGATCATCACCCAGCGTACATATATCTTTTGTGAATACAAAGTCTGAATCAACAAATATAGCCCAGCCATTGTAGCCTTCCAAATGTGGTATTAGGAAACGACTATAGGAAAAATCTGTACTACCTGTATCATTGCGCCAATATAATCCTTGCTCACGCAGTTCATCAGTTTTTAGATGTACAATGTCTACATCTACCTTAGCATGTTTATGAATACTATATTCACAAACTTTACTAGCGTCTTCTTGTTCTGGATCATATCCTATATAAATTCTCATGCCAAAGTTTGGCGCTCCCTTCTCCGCTTTTACAACCATTTGTATTACAGCCACTACATGCTGATAGGTCTTTTCTATTTGCTTCTAATAGTTGTTTGCGTACATATTTAAATTCATCTGACATCCATATATTACTAAAGGTATCAGTGTTTATATTACCAAAGTCTTTCTGTTTTCTTGCCCAGTCATTACAGCATAATCCAACCCCGCCGTCCCAATCAACAAATGCTTTGTACATTGGCATCCAGCACTGTCTTTGCATAGACTTGACTGCACCTAACGTCCCACCTCGATTGTTAAAGTTGTATAGTTGCAACAAGTTTGCATTGCCTGTGTCGTAATTGCTTCTTATACGTTGCTTACCCTCAAAGTCAGATAGCAATGTTTCCATTGCCATAGTCTGTTGTTCATTATCGTAACAGTCTACTATAATACTATGTAAACCATATGAAGTCAAATCCTTATGTGATATTCTTTTACTCAGTAACCGATCGCCATTGCTTATCATTTCAGTAAAAAAATACCTGCTAAATTTACTTATTATTTCTAGAATGTCTGGATTTAATAGAGGCTCTCCCCACCCTGTAATATGTATATCACCTGTAAAATTTGCGTTGTATAGTTGTGTACTAAGTTTGTCTGCAATATCCACAGTCATATGTAACTTGCGATTAGGATAAATGTCTGGATCAGAACGTGGACAAAAACTACAAGTTCTGTTGCATAGCTCTGTTGGGTTAATTTCTACAGTTGCTAGTCCTAATAGTTGTGGGTTTGTTATGTCTGCTTCTGTATAGCGTTCACGACGATACGCTATATGTACATTCATATCACTCATAAGTCTTTCCTAAACGAACTAATATTCCCTCTTGTATTTTGTATCATTCTTTCTTTTGTGGGATCTGTTTTATAGTCAGTGTCAACCAAACTTCTAGGGAAATGGTCGTATCCTTCAAACAGCCAACCATCTGCTTTACGTGTAAACATATATTCTCCCATGAGAAATTTATCTCCTTTGAATATAAGTTGTCCTACTAAACGCTTTGCTTGTTGTTCCATTGCTACTCTGTGTACAGCATCAACATAACTAAACGTAGGAAGTTGTAGTCTAAATTTATCTGGATTACTTGTATATTTTTGGCTTTTACGTAACATTAATGCCATGCCTCTTGCCCAGGGTTCCATTTGTGGATTCTGATAACTGTAACCATCGTCTCCTTTTGTAAATACTGGCTCATCATAGTGCCAATTAAATGTGGGATGATCTGCATTTTCAAACTTGTCTGCTAGTTCTTGTGGAGACTTTATTACATCATGATTCCTTGTCCAGTGCCAAGGACTTTGATTTACTTCAGGATACCAAATATAGAATAATGGAATACGTTCTAAATTAAGCATGAATACAGCAGATACTTTCTTATCACCACCTGGATGACATGTATAAAATCTACCATAGTCCTGTAGTTGCATTGGTTGCTGAATGCCTTTATCTCTAATGTCATACAATAACCATAATATCTTTGCCATTCTGTATGTTAAATATAGATCCTCGTCATCACGCCAATTATCTCTAGGAGTTGTTGCAAGTTCTCTTCGCTTTTCTAATGGTATTTCTCTAAATGCATCTATGTCGCGACTGAATCCTCCCATTACTTCACCCATTCTTCCACTGATTGTGGTGCAATCAAGCAGGCTACGCAGTTCAAGACTACTTGCATGTGTAAAGATTACCTGAGCTCGCCCTGTGGTCTGAGCCCAATCGAAGAATTTTTCGAGATTTTCTATTGACATTTCGGGAGTTTTTCTATATAATAAATAAGTATACAGTTATTTATACTTAGGATTTCCATGAAAAAACGTATGCTGATTATGACTGGACCGCAGGGTTCCGGTAATCATTTGTTTAGTAAAATATTTGCCCTACATGATGAAGTTTATGGTTGGGAGAGTTTGCTCTATACATATTGGCAGGGCCATCAATATGAACCATTTTATGAATGCTGGCAGGATCCTGAGATGTTGCATGATGTTGATTGGACACAATCAGATTATTATGTAACCAGTATAAGTTGTCCTTTTGTATATAAAGGCGAACAAACAATACCTAACTACAGAGAGTTTATTCGTGAAGCAAGTCATTACTGTGAAATACAATTAGCAGTAATTGGTAGAGATCAGAACATATTAGAAACACAACAGACAAGAGTAAGAGGTAAACACACAACACCACAAGCTCTTGACAAGTTGAAAAGTCTAGTCTACATGTACCCTACTAACTTCCTTAGCCAGGAACTATTGTATTTGTATAAAGACAAATATTTGCAAAGCCTAGCAAAGGAGATGAACTGGCCTATATGTTGGTGGGAACAAGAGCTAGATAGTATCCTAAAAGAGGATGCGAACAAGAAGTATATAACACCAGTTAAAGAACACTGGTTAGATAACGAAGTAAAGAAAGCAATAAAGGATAGTAAATGCTAGATGTTTTCATGCTCACGTTTGGTGAGCCAGAGGCAGAGGAGAACTTTGCACACTTACAAACCTTTGCACCAAATGCTAAACGTATTGATGGTGTAGAAGGATTACTTAATGCACATAAAGCCTGTGCAGAAGAATCAAATACTAAATATTTTTATGTATGTGATGCAGATGCTTGGATACAACCAAACTTCCAATTTAAGTTTGAACCAAGTAATACTAAAGAGGCTTACCCAGGTGTCAAAGAAACAGAGTGTGTGTTTACATATCGTAGTCATAACCCTATTAATGATCTCATATATGGATATGGTGCAGTCAAGTTGTTTCCCAAAAGAAACCTGTTGGATGTTAAAGAGTTCAAAGTAGACATGACCACAAGCATTGGTGCTAAGTTCAAACCTCTTTTTGAGATAAGTAATGTTACAGCATTTAATACTGATCCATTTAATACCTGGCGCAGTGCATTTCGTGAATGTACAAAATTAGCAAGTGGTATAGTGGATCATAACAAGCAGACAGATGATAGTTATAGATTAGAAGTATGGTGTGAGCGTGGAGACAATCGCAAGTATGGCGAATATGCTTTACTAGGAGCTCAACAAGGTAGAGACTTTGGCACCCATTATAAAAACAACGTTGAAGCCTTACGTAGGATCAACGATTGGAATTGGTTGAAGGAGACATTTAGTGAAGCCCTCTGATTTTCAAGAACAACACCATTGGTTATGTGGACTAAGCGAATACTTTCGTTTTACAGAAGCATATGATGATGACTTTGAATTAATATTTCGTGCTTTATACCACGATAACAAGTATAGGAAACGTGATCTATTAATTAATATGGCTAAGAAATATGCACGTAAAGAACTAAGTGGTATCGTTGAAGCACAAAAAGAAGAGATGTCCTCAAAGTTACAGAGCTTCTTTAATATTGCAATGCATAGTGAGCTAGAAGATTACGATATTAAAGCACGTAGTCTTATAGGATTCCTTGCATGGTATATTCCTAACGAATCTCTAATACAACGAACAGCAAGGTTTATGGCCTACTTTGCAAACCAGGAATTAGACGTTCCTAACTTGGGTGACTTTTATAGTAGAGGACAGATACGTAGTAAAATTTGGTTGGTAACTGAACTGGCAAAAGTAATAGGCACAGAGCCTATAGGCAATGTAGTATTCTATGGAGGTTGGTATAATTTTATTGCACACTTCCTATTCGAACAGTTTAATGTACATAAGATCTATAGTATTGATGTAGATGAATCAGTAGTAGGTCCATGTAAAAGGTTGTATGCAGATGAACTTGATGATACAAAGTTTACTCCATACACAGCAGATGTAAACAAACTTGTATGGCAAGGCAATCAGCTGAAGTTTATTGATAATGAACGTAGAGATCAACAGATAAAAGAATGGCATTTTGAGAATGATGAGAAGTTACAACAGGGTATTATATCTCAAGAAGATAAACAGAATGCTTATGATAACTTTGGTTGGAAACATATGAGTAACATTAACTTGGTGATCAATACAAGTTGTGAACACATGAACAATGAATGGTTTGAAAACTTACCAGCAGGAACACTTACAGTATTACATCAGAACGATTACTTTAGTAATGAACAGCATGTAAACTGTATGAAAGATATTGAAGACACAAAGGCAAAATATCCTATGTCAGAAATATATTATGAAGGCACATTGGATACACATCTATATAATCGCTTCATGCTTATAGGTAGAAAATGATACGACTTACGCATCATGTGGTTACTGACCATACCAAGCATCATCAAGGTATGCACTTTCCTGTGATGGATGCAATGGCACACCTTACCTATCAACTTACTAAACAAGACTTTCATTACGGAACTGAATGGGATTTAAATGGTGTTGATACAAATGATAAAGGACAACGTGTAATAGAAATAGTATGGCATGTAGAACGTAAGGCAATGATAGTTACACTGTCTGGTGTTGAAACAATATATGGAGATCATAGATGACAGATGAAATGGATGATGAACTATGGGAACTTACATTTGCAGAGTTTGATGAATACTTAGGCACATTAAAGACAAGAGAACTACAGCGAGAAGCGGCAAGAGCAATCAGCACAATGCCTGCAGACAATAATAGTATTCATAAGTTTAACAAAGAAGCACATCACAATAGTCATATATGGTATAAAGCAGTTATAAAGCACTATGTATTTGAGCATGGTGGTATGCCCAGTGAAATAGGTCCTGGCAAAGATGTAAAGTTTGTATTAGATGTATAAAGTAAGCGACATTAAAGAAGTGCATTTAGAAATTACACAGCGTTGTAATGCGGCCTGTCCTATGTGTGATCGTAATCACAATGGTGGTGAGGTTAACAGACACATAAGAGGTGCTGAACAGGAACTATCGCTTGAAGATATAATGGTTATCTTCCCTCCTGATTTTATTAAGCAGTTAAAGACAATGTATATGTGTGGTAACTTAGGTGATCCTATTAGTGCAAGAGATACATTAGAAGTATTCCGTTATTTCAGAGAATGCAATCCTAACATTTGGTTAAGCATGAATACAAATGCAGGTGCTCGTGATGCAGAGTGGTGGGCTGATGTTGCAAAAGCAATTGGTAAAATGGGTTGTGTAATATTCAGTGTTGATGGATTAGAAAATACAAACCATTTGTATAGGCAGAATGTACGTTGGGAATTCGTAGAGCGTAACATGAAAGCATTTATCAATGCAGGTGGCAGAGCAAGATGGGATTACTTAATATTTGAACACAGTGAATGTGATGTAGAACGTGCTGAACAGCTCGCTAAGGAGTGGGGTGTAGAACGTTTTATGAAAAAGAAGACAGGACGTTTTATTAAAAGTACATCACATGAAGCAAAGACAGAACATCAGTCAGTTAATCGCAAGGGTAAAGAAACACAGAAGCTCGCAAAGCCTAAGAAGGCAGAGCATCAGAACCTTGCATTAGCAAAGATGAAAGAGATTGAAAAGACATATGGTAGTATGATGGAGTACTACAATAAAGCCTCTATTAGTTGTAAGATTCTAAAAGACATGAGTGTATTCGTAACAGCAGAAGGACTTGTTTTGCCTTGCTGTTGGACAGCAGGTCGTATGTATAAATGGTGGCACGAAGACTATCGTGCTGAACAAATATGGGATTTCATAGATAGAGCTGGTGGTAAAGATGCAATAAACGCTAAGTACTTTGGTATAGAAGGCGTGTTTGAATCTGGCATTATGGAAGACATAAAACGTAGTTGGAAAATTGAGAGTATTAAGTCCGGTAAGTTAGGTGTTTGTGCCCAGAAGTGTGGTACAGAATTCGATCCTTTCGGAGCTCAATTTACATGAACCTAGAAACTTATTGTCCTATACCATTTTCTGAAATGTTTATTCGTCCTGACGGCAGAGTTTTAATCTGTTGTGATACACAAAAGGCAGTTGGTAATGTAAATAGTACCTCACTATCGGAAATATTTTACAGTAATTTCTTACAAGATGTACGTAAAACATTTAAGAACGGTGAGCGACATAGGATATGTAACAAGTGTTGGGATAGAGAAGATAAGATAGGCGACAGTTTTAGAAGTAGCCATAATCAAGATGGTAGTATTGAAATGCTATCTGGAAACAAATATACTAACTACAAAGACTTTGCACAACATGCAACAACAAGAATACGTAAAATAAAAGTAGACTTCAGCAATGCATGTAATATGAAATGCCCAATGTGCAATATAGCAAGAAGCACAGGATGGTTAAAAGATTGGGAAAAGTTTAACGGAGTATTTAAAAGCAGTACAGATGCGGATGTAAATTATTTAAACAGGCCTCTTAATGAACAAGCAATGGTTGAAACAGTTGCACAGTTGCCTATTAGTTTTATAGATGATAATTGGGAACACTTTATAAATGCTAACCTAATAGATCTGTCAGGAGGCGAACCATTTTATATGCCACAAGTGAAATATTTACTTGACAGACTGGAAAAAGAACGTTATAATGGAGTATTAAAAGTTATAACAAACGCAAGTTTAATAGAACCTTTTATAGATAAGTTAGCGAAGTTTAATTGTAAACTTGTTATAAGTTGTGATGCACACGGAGAAGACTTATATCCAATAGCAAGACCTAGTGTAGGCAAAACAATTAGTTGGCAAAAGTTTACAGATAATTTAAAGTTATTACGTGAAGCAAAAGTAGGACATGGATTTTGTTACGTACCACAGTTAATGAATATCCATAATATTGAGGACTGGTTAGATTGGGTAGATGAGAATTATGATTCTGATGTAAACAAGTTAGGATTACCGCTCTACAGACCCAATCATTTAAGAATAGAACATTATCCTAATGAGGATTACAAACATAAACTAGCAGAAAGATTAGAGCATAGGCATTGGAGTAGGTTTGATGCACATAACTTTAGAGCTTTAATACAACAGTTAAGGATGCCGGCAGTGGCAGAACATTACGAAACATTTCTAACTTACATGGCCAGGTTAGATGAATTACGAAACACAAATTTTATGGCCATTTGGGCAGAAAATACTTGACATTTTCTAAATATAATCATATACTTAACATAATCAAAACATAAGGAGACTCTAAGTATGAGTACAGTTAAAGACGCAGTACAAGATATTGTACGTATGACAGCAGGTCTTGGCTTTATCAATGCCGTTAAGGTGACTGGTAGCGATAGTGAAACAACACTAGATGCTATGGACACTGAGCGTACAGTTATTGTAAAGGCAAGCCTACACAATCCAATTAATGAATTCACTGGTGAGTTTGGACTAGGCAATCTTGGCTTCCTAGCAGGCGTAACTAATCTTCCTAACTATAAGGAAGACAGTGCATCAATCGCAGTTGTAGGCAGAGAACGTAATGGTGTTGAAACACCTGATCATTTGTTGTTTACTGATGTAGATGGTAACACTGACCAATATAGGTTTATGAGTAAAGAAATTATTGAACAGACACTACAAACTGTGAAGTTCAAAGGCACTGATTGGGACGTAACATTTGAGCCCACAAAGGCAAAGGTAAGTGAGCTTACACAAGTTGCAGGTATCTATGGTGGTATTGAGCCTAACTTTACAGTAAAGACTGAAGATAGCAATCTTATTATTACAGTAGGTGCAAGTGATGGATCGCTTACAGGTAAACGTACATTTGCTCATAACATTGAAGGTGAACTTAATGAAGGTTATGCATGGCCACTGACACAAGTACTTGCTATCCTTAAACTTGGTATGTCAGGTCATTGTGTTATGCAGATCTCAAAGCGAGGTGCTTTGCAGATTAGCATTGATACAGGCATTGGCAAGTATGACTATATTCTTCCAGCATTGACGGTATAAATGGCACATAAAGTAAATTTAACAGAACGTAATAAGGACTATTCTGTATTCCTGCCTAGCATTAGTAGTTTCTATGATAGAACTATTAGCAGGTACCGCGAGCAAGGTGATTCATTCTTTCCCCCCGAACGAATCCCTGCTCGCTTTGAAGACGGTCTAGATGGGTGTGACTTCCTAAAGCAAGATGCATACTACACTTACAAGTGGGGTTTGTATAGTGCTGGTCACGCCCAGCTAGATTTGTCAAAGGCAGACAAGCACGATAATATGGTGCAAGAAAGAGATAGGCCTAATACTTTTATACTTGGTGACTCAGGTGGTTTCCAGATTATTAAAGGTGTGATACAATGTGACTGGGCTAACTTTAAAAGTGATGATAGCCTCAGGCATACTATTTTAAATTGGTTAGAACATACTGCTGATTACAGTATGATTCTAGATATTCCTACAATGGCGGCAAGTGAACCTTATAAGCAAAAGACAGGCATTAAGGACTTCCGTCAGTGTTTGGATTATACATTACATAATTGTAATTGGTTCGTAAAGAACCGTAAAGGTAATACAAAGTATCTAAATGTTTTACAAGGTAGAGATAAAGCAGAGGCAGATACTTGGATTGATACAGTAAAGCATCTTCCGTTTGAAGGCTTTGCATTTGGTGGTGCTACAAAGTATGACATCAACATTATGCTACATCACTTACTTAAACTTCGTGATGAGAAGTTATTAGAAAAAGGTGAGCGTGATGTGCTACACTTCCTTGGTACAAGTAAACTGGATTGGGCAGTTGCATTGACAGCGGTTAAGCGAGCCCTACGTGAAACAGTTAACGAGGATATTGAAGTCATGTTTGATTGTGCATCTCCTTTTATTGCGACAGCAAAAGGACAGATGTATACTCAGCACGTTCATAAGTCAGATAGGTTTGGCTATGTTATGGATAGTGCGATTGATGATAAGCGACTAGCAGGTACAGACATTCAGTTTCCGTGGACAAGTCCTATTGGTGATAGGCTTTCAATGGGAGATGTTTGTTGGTATAAGCCAGGTATGCTTAATAAAATTGGCAAAGAAGGCAAAACAAGTTGGGATAGTCTAACTTACTTCTTGCTAATGGCTCACAATGTATATCAACATATTGAATCTGTACAACGTGCAAATGAACTTGTTGATGCAGAGATGCAGATGCATAGTTTACAACATAAGCATTGGCGTAAACTAAAGAGCAGTAGCAAAGAAGAACAGTTTAGTCCTTGGGTGCCACGTGATATTCTATACATCACACAGTTTATTCAGGACTTGTTTAAAAGTGAAACTCCTTACAGTATGTTAGAAGAGGCGGCTCCAATGCTTGCTAACTTTAATGGTAAGAAGACACTTGCTACAAGCACAAATAGTTTTAACAGCCTGTTTGAAGTAGAGGTTGAAGAGCTTGATAGTGATACTGAATTTACTACAGAGGATGAAGAAGAGGCACATCAACTACTGGAGACGGTATAATGGTAACACTCGAAAAGCTCGAGAATAGAATCAAGGCACTAGAAGCTAGACATAGAGCACTTGACAAAAACATAGCTGACATGTATACTGAAGGCTATGAAGATCTAGCACAAATGAAGAAAGACAAGTTAACTCTAAAAGACGAGATTAACACACTTAAACAAAGGAGAAGTGAACATGGCCAAGAAAATTAGGCTCATGGATGAACCAGACAAAACTACTGAAGAAGGCGTTATCTCCAAAGACATCACAATGGACAGTGAAACTATTGAGAAGTTTATGAAGTACGCAGAAGCAATGGATTGGAAGCTCTGGGAAATTCTAAAAATCTTACGTAAACAAACTGGTGAAGAGCAGGAGTAATTATGCAACCAACAAAAAGAATGATCTGGGTTAAGTTTGCAAAGGAAGGCATTCATAAATATCCAGCCGCCCTTGAAGATCCTAACCTAGCAACAGGTGATGAATATGATGTATCCTTTTTGGGTTATCCACATAGACACATCTTTCATTTTAAGGTAGCAATTGAAGTATTTCATGATGATAGAGATATTGAATTCATCCAGTTTAAACGTTGGTTGGAAAAACTATACAGTGAAAAAACTCTTGAACTAGACTACAAATCATGTGAGATGATTGCTGAAGCACTAGCATTTCAAATTCACAAAAAGCATCCAGGACGCGACATTGAGATTACAGTGTCTGAAGATGACGAAAACGGCGCAACACTAACATTCAAAGGAAATTAAGATGAGTGTTTTTATTTCAGGTTCTTATAACCTACAGGATATCAAGTTTGATCTTCTAAAGGTTATGAAGCCATATGATGGCTACATGTTTAATGAAGCCGACACAGTAAAGGTTACTGGATTGTTTCAAGCATTCCTAGGTGATCTTAAGAAAGCACATAAAGTTTATGCTTTCAACATTGTAAGTAGCGACAAAGAAAATGCCGTTACTTTCGATATTAGTGTACAGATCCACAGAGATCGTACTCCTAAGAAACTTAAAATCCATGTAGGAAGATTGCAGTACGCAGTGAAACCTACTGGGTGGTTGGAAATGTTTGCTACATGATATATGTAGTAGACATAGAGGCTGTGGACACACGTTACACAGCCCAATGGAAGACTCATCTTCCGGTTCAGTTAAAAAATAAAACGAACCAGAAGGTGAAGGTAATTAGCGGAGGAGAAATTCCACATGCCACTACGCCGGGTGCGTTCCTCAACTTCGGAGGAACCAATGTTTACAAGTCAAACCAACTACAACAAATTGCCACACTATTTTGCGAAGGTAAAATACATGATGGTGATTATTTTCTGTATACAGATGCTTGGAATCCTACTGTCATTCAGTTACGATACATGGCCAGCCTACTTAATATCGATATTACTATCGGGGGCATGTGGCATGCAGGTAGTTATGATACACAGGATTTTCTCGGCAGACTAATTGGAGATGCTAAGTGGGTTAGACATGCTGAAATGTCAATGTATGAATGTTATGATGATAACTTCTTTGCTACAGACTTTCACATTGATATGTTTACAGATGCATTTGATGAAAACTATGCATTAGACCCAGACAAAATGCATCGTGTGGGTTGGCCTATGGAATATCTTACAGAGATCCTCAGCCATCATAATCCAGACAGCAAAGAAAATATTGTGTTATTCCCACATAGGATTGCACCTGAGAAACAACATGATATTTTTGTAGACCTTGCTAATAGTTTTCCTGACTATGAGTTTATTACTGCTCAGGAAAAACAATTAACAAAGAATGAATATCACGAATTGCTTGCAAAAAGTAAAATGGTGTTTAGTGCAAACCTACAGGAAACACTAGGCATTAGTTGGTATGAAGGTGCTCTATTAGGAGCAACGCCTTTTGTGCCAGACAGATTGTCATATAGTGAGATGGCTATTCCAGAAGTACTCTATCCAAGTGAATGGACAGAGAGCTTTGATGCATATCTAGAACACAAAGACGAGCTCGTATTGCACATGAAAACGCTATTAGAAAGCAATAATCACCCTGAAATAAGCCAAAAAGTAGTAAATACTCTTACGGACTTCTTTTGTGGTGATAAATTATACAACAAAATAAAGGAACAAAGTACATGAGAAAGACTTCCGATAAGATCCGTGAGAGATTAGAAGCTAACAACGTTAGGTATTGGGCTAACGACAACATTGCTGATTACATTGAAGAAGGTGAAAAGCAAGAATTAATTGACGAGGCAACAGAGGCATTTGAGAACGTATTGCAACATTTGTTGATTGACACAAAGACAGATCCTAATAGTATGGATACTGGCAGACGTATGGCTAAGATGTATATCAATGAGATTATGTCTGGTAGATATGATCCTATGCCCAACCCAAGTAGTTTTCCAAATTATATTGAAGGTGGCTATGAAGGCATGTTGGTTGTTAGAAGTGAACTTACTAGCCTGTGTTCGCACCATCACCAAACAGTGAGAGGTGTGGCATACATAGGTATTATTGCAGGTCCTAAACTATTAGGATTGAGTAAGTATACTCGTATCGCACAGTGGTGTGCCATGCGAGGGACATTGCAAGAAGATCTAAATGTTATGATCGCAAATGCAATTCAAAAAGAAACTGGAACAGAGCACGTAGGTGTTTATGTTCAGGCAACACATGGTTGTTGCGAAAACAGAGGCATTAGAGCCCATAGCAGTTTGACACAGACTACGGTGTTGCGTGGTTCTTTCAAGGAGGACGCAGTCAAGAAAGAATTTATTGACAATGTAAAACTCCAACAAGAGTATAGTACAACGCAACGTTAGAAAGGAGGTATCAAATGGATATTCTTAAAACAGTAAAAGGATGGGCATCAGCCCTAGCAGATGTAGGTATTTCAATAGCCGCTCTTATGTTGGTTCTTGAGGTGCTTGGTCTAGGAGCAATTCCGTTCTTACCAGAAGTGAGTATTATAGCAAACGTTTCAGCTATGCTTAATACACTTGGCGCAGAAGGCCTAATGGGCTTAGTCGCAATCTGGATACTTTATGCAATATGGAATAAGAAGTAAAATTCGTAAACCAGAGGAGGGACTTTGAGTCCTTCCTCACTTAAAGGAGATTATAATGTTAAATTGGTTTAAAAAAGCAATGGGTATTACACCCAAAGAAGCAGTTAAAGATTTAGAGGAGCCAAAGAAAGACGGCACAACTACAAGTCCTGTAGTAATTAAGGCGGCACCAAAAAAGACACGTAAAAAAGCCGCACCTAAAAAGAAAGCAACCATCAAAAAAGGTAAAAAGTAATGGCTGATCCATTTGATAATATGAGCTATAGCTTCATATTCAATCAACCATACGAACCATTCAATTTTGATATTAATGATGAGATGACTAAGTTGGATCTCATTGATATGGTTGTTGAATGTATGGATGAAGAATATCCTGAAGCTGAAGAATTACTTAAACCTATCATAGAAAGCGTTAATAAAAATGACTAAGAAAGTACATTACACCTGGAAAGATATTGAACATATGATCCAGGTTATTAATAACCTCATGTTCGTGGACAACTGGAAACCAGATTATATAGTAGGACTAACACGCGGAGGATTGGTTCCAGCCACTATTTTATCTAATAGCACAGGCATTCCAATGTATGCACTTGATGTAAGATTTAGAGATACTGGTGGAAACTATACAGGTCCTGAATCCAGTGGTTGGATGGCACATGATGCTAGGGGCGAAGGTCCTAAAGGTGTAACAGGCGATCATTATAAAAAGAACATTCTTATTATAGATGATATTAATGATACAGGCAAGACTCTTAGTTGGATTAGAGAAGACTGGAGAGCAGATGATGCTTGGGGTAACAATGTTAGAACAGCCTGTTTGATTGACAATGCCGTAAGTAATTTTGATACACTTGATTATACTGCCCTGGAAATTAACAAAGAAGAAAATCCAGTTTGGATTGTGTTTCCATGGGAAGGTGAACGTGACTATGGTAAGTACTAGTGTTGTTTAATAACAAAGATGCCAAAAGCGAACAACAAATGCAGGTAGATTATCTTGAATCTGTTTATGAAGACATAGCACTAAGGTTAGAAGTTATTAGTGAAATCATAGATGAAATTTGTGAGATGTATCCTGAAAAGCGAAAGGCTCTTAATATTGAAACACGCATACAACACAAACTTATGTTAAGGAAACTCGCGGAGTAAGCAAAATGAAGTATGAAATAGAAATTAGAGGCTACGGTGGAGAGATTGTTATGGGCAAGCTCACTAAAGCCCAATATGATTTTTGGATTGATCATGCTGATAGAGAGTCTGAAGAACTTCACAGTCATTTGTTTTGGGATCCTTGGAGCGACGAGGAAGGTAATCCTGTAACTGATGATGAAGATCCTAGATTCTTAGGTAACTGGTATGAGATAGATGATATTGTACATTGTTGTTCAGCACTTCAGGATAACTGTACTGTTACAGTAACAGATGAAGATGGCAACGAAGTATGGACAACTGATGATCCAGAAAGTGAAAAGACAGAGTTTTATGATCCAGGCGAACATGAAGGATATGTATTCAAAGGTTGGAGTTCAGAGAAAGGTACTTTCTTTGGCGGTGAATTTGTAACAGATAAATTTGATCCAGCCAAGCTGAAGTTTTTTGCAAGCAATATTGATAATGAAGTATTCATTGACCAAGTTGAATATAATAATGAAGAAGTATATAATGACATGGGCGGTGATACTACGGGCAAAGGCTACGGCTACTTGATGTATGAATCATGAACAACTCAATGATCTTTAACATACCCGAAGATGTTGATGAAGCTTCGGGCGTAGGTAGAGGTTACCCTCGTGGTAAACTAGAAGTAATTAGTGGACCTATGTTTGCCGGTAAAAGCAGTGAACTACTTAAACGTTTATTATTTTTAGAACATAGTGGTAAACCAGTACTAGCGATTAAACCACATATTGATGATAGGTACGATGTTAAGAACATTGTAACTCACAACCATTTAAGCCATGAAGCAATAGCAGTTATTGATTTAGAACTTGTAAAAGACAATTATACAATTATGCCGTATAATTTTCATACAGTTTTTATTGATGAAGTACAGTTCTTTGATGCAAAAGAATCTATATGGTTCGTTGAAGAAGCTCTACGCAATGGCGTTAATGTAGTAGTTGCAGGACTTGATCAGGATAGCAGAGGCGTACCATTTGAATCAACCGCAAGGTTATTAGCACTAGCAGATGAAGTGTTAAAAATTCGTGCCTTCTGTAACATATGTGGTAAGGATGCGGCCAAGACACAACGGCTTAGTAGAAAGACATCACGTGTAGCAATAGGTGGTGTTGATGATTATGAACCGAGATGCCATGAGCATTGGGAACCTAAATGAAGATGAAGTACTTTACACGAAAGATGATTGCCCATAAGGATCTTAATAGTAATGGCACATTGTTTGGTGGCAGAGTATTAGACTGGATTGATGAAGAGGCATACATTTATTGTAGTTGCCAATTAGATAATGATAGAGTTGTTACACGTAGCATGAGTAACATTGATTTTAAACACAGTGCTATACGTGGTGACATTATTGAAATAGGAATGGAGACAGTTAAGTTAGGACACACAAGTATCACTATCAAATGTGATGTAAGAAACAAACGTACAGAAAGAACTATTACAAGTGTAGATAGTATTGTATTTGTTAACTTGGGTCCTGATGGCAAGCCTGCTCCACATGGGAAAAAGAAATGAAATATCAAAAGACTGGTGACAATAGTTGGATTGTAACTGTACAAGAAAATGGTAAGACTAAAGAGCTCTTTGTAGAGTTCCCACCAGATGCACTTGATCAAGTTGGTTGGGATACTGGTGATACTCTTATATGGGAAGAGCTAGATCACGGCTATAGCATTAGAAAAAAGGAGGACTAGATGGCAGATAGAGATTCTAAATTTCAGTACAAGGGTGAAACAGTAATGATGCTGGGTATCTTTAATCCTTGGACTAAGGAAGATACGGAAGTTTTTAAACGTGCAATGACTAAAACAGGACAAGTAAGTATCTGTATTAGAGAAGTGCCACACAGAGAAGATATGGGTTGGGTATATGGTCCTGGTGAAATTACAGAACAAATTAGACAGGCACTTGAACCAATTGGCTTTTATATTGATAAGCATTATGTAGTAGCCGCAGTACCAAACGTTGTTGAAATGTTTAGCGGGCCTAGCAAAGACTACAAAGATGATCAAACACTATTAGATACACCACCACCTGATAGTGCATTTAAGACAGCAGATTTCTCTAAAGATCCCTTTGAACAACAGTGTGAGGGAAGTATTACATTTAACCCAGACATGAAACATGAAGATTGGCCTGAAGGATGATATTTAATTTTGAAAACAAAAGAGAAAAACTAGACAAAAGTTTACATTGGACAACGTTCTATAGTGAGAAACTTTTGCTGGCAGTAATTGGTGCCCTTACAATGTTTGCGGCTGGTATGGATATTTATGAAATGCTTGCTGATATGAAAGTAGAACTTGCAGACCTCTTCCTACTATTCATTTATGCAGAAATTGTGGGCATGGTTGGTGCCTTTTATATAAGTAATAGAATACCTGTTACATTACCTATCATTATTGCAATGACAGCGTTATGTAGACTGATTGTGCTACACTCCAAAGAGGCAGACCCTCTTGTGTTAGTAGCAGAAGCAGGAGCGATTGTATTGCTTGCTGGTGCGGCTTATGTAATGAGTATGAAGGACAAGCTAAGTCTACAGAAAAAAGCAGAGCGGGAGGCCCAAGATAAAAACCTAAAAATTAAACCAGGCTTCCAAGCCCCAGATAAAGATAAAAACAATGAAGAGGAAAAAGTTTGAGAGAGATTACTCTAACCTTAGCAGTGATGAAGCAACACAAAAAGAGCTAGAAAAGAATTTCCATTTCTGGCATTTAAAAACAGACGAGGAAAAAGCAAGAGGACTCAAAGAGTTTGATGATTCTAGTAGATTCCGAGGCAAAGTATACAGAAAGATTAAATGAAAATATGTATTTTTGGTAATGGGTTTGTAGGTAGTACTGTAGCTCAATTCTTAATTAGTAATACACTACATGATGTTACAATAGTTGATCCTAAGTATTTTAACAACGATCCTATAGATTGCATTACAGAAGCAGATGGTATTATAATCTGCGTACCTACTCCACCAGGACCTAGGGGCTCTTGTGATGATAGAATAGTCAGAACTATTGTTGACATGTGTGATTATAGATCACGTATAATGATCAAAAGTAGTGTAACACCAAACCTCATAAATACATATGAACCAAACGTTGTCTATTGTCCTGAGTTTTTAAGACAAAACCATGCTAAAGAGGATTTTGCAAAACAGGACAGAATGATTATAGGACACCATGAGAATGCAGAGGACCAAGCAGACTGGTGGATTGATATATTCTATGGTGCCTTTAAACAACTTGAATTTGTAAAGACTGATAGGGTAACTGCCAGTCTTGTTAAGTATATTCACAATAGTTGGCTTGCCACAAAGGTTGCATTCTTTCATAATTTATATGAAGCAATGCCAGAACATGGTAATTTTGAAGAGCTAACTGATATACTAGCAGGGTTTGAAAACATAGGCCCAAGTCATATGAAAGCACCCAATGAAGATGGTGAACTAGGATATGCTGGAGCATGTTTCCCCAAAGATGTAGATGCAATATTAAAGGATGTAAAGCACCCTATACTTACATTCGTAAATGATTTAAACAAACAATGGAGAAGTACTTGACAAACAACAATAATTATAGTACTATAATCAGTATGTTAATCTTACATGGAGTAAATTATGAAAACGATAGAAGCATTTAAAAAGAAGTATGGTGAAGGCACAGCCGCCGATCTAGACTATGGTAAATTAACTATTATCGCATTGTGTGTTTACATTGCAGTACAGGTGTCTTAATGTTTGGTAGGCCAGATAACAGACCTCATTGGGAAAAGATGTCTGATGATGGAATGAATAAATTCCTAAAGTTTTGTATCTCACTCGTATTTTTATGGATGGGATATCAAGTGGTTATAGCACTTATAGACAGGTTCTTTTAATGAAATTAAGATATAGCGAAGCCTTTTACAGTGTACAAGGCGAAGGCAAATTTGTAGGAGTACCCAGTGTATTCCTACGTACATTCGGTTGTAACTTCCGTTGTATGAACTTCGGGCTAGACAGAAATGAGCCTAGCAGAGAAGCAAAACATAGAATGGGCAACAGATACAACGATGAAGTCAAAGCTCTCATAGATGATGGCATTGACAAAACTACAGAAACATTTGAAGATTTGCCAATTATACACACAGGGTGTGATACGTATGCAAGTATCTATCCTGAGTTCAAGCATTTCAATAGGCAAGCCACAGTTGAAGATGTAGTAGAACATCTGCTCAGTCTCACACCCAATGGTAAATGGGTACAGGACAATGGACAAGATGTACATCTAATCATTACAGGTGGTGAACCGTTGCTTGCATGGCAAAGACTTTACGTGGAACTATTTGAACACGAAAGGATGAGGGACTTAAAAAATGTTACTTTTGAAACAAATACCACACAAAATCTCTACCCTGAACTCGCAGATTACTTCGCGAATACAGGAAGGATTACAGTCACTTGGTCTTGCTCCCCAAAGCTATCTGTTAGCGGAGAGTCTTGGGCAGATGCTATTAAGCCTGATGTGGCTGTTAGTTATAGCAGTGTACCTGGTAGCGACATTTATCTCAAATTTGTTGTGGCTGACAGGATTGATATTGAAGAAGCTGGTAGAGCAGTTGATGAATATCGTAAAGCAGGTTTGGAATGCCCTGTGTATCTCATGCCGTTGGGTGGTAGATCGGAAGAATACAATCTTAACGTCAAGGAAGTTGCAGAAATCTGCATGGAAAAAGGCTGGAGATTTACCCCAAGGCTACACATCAGCCTATTCGGAAATGCCTGGGGAACCTAGTATAGGCATGCCTAAAAAGCATTACAAAAATGATCAGCACAAAAGAGCAATGAATGCTCCTATTGATAAGACAGATCAAATCAGAAAAGCAGGATGGTAATTTATGAATAACTTTATTTTTACGAGCGAAAGTGTTAGCGACGGACACCCAGATAAAGTAGCAGATCAAATTAGTGATGCACTAGTTGATGCTGGACTTGAGAACGGTGACGAGACTAGTCGTGTAGCAGTAGAGACACTTGTAACCACTAACCATGTAACGGTAGCGGGCGAAGTAAAAAACTTTAACGTGGATAATGTAGAAGAGATTGTCCGTAATAAAGTTAAAGAAATAGGATACGAACAGGACGGATTCCATTGGGAGAAGTTAGAGTTTGTAAACAAAATTCACTCACAGAGTGGTGATATTGGACTAGGAACAGATGACTTTGGTGCAGGTGACCAAGGTATTATGTTTGGTTATGCAAGTAATGAAAATGATGCTTACTTGCCAGCACCAATTTATTACTCACATGAGATCCTAAAAAAATTAAAAGAGATGCGAGAAGGTGGATATGAGTATGTACTGCCTGATGCAAAGTCACAAGTAAGTATTCAGTATGTAGGTGGTAAACCTACCCGTGTTGATCAAATTGTGATAAGTAGTCAACATAAGGATGGCTTTCATCATAGCATTAAGATGCCGTTGAAAAACGCCGCTGAAGAAACCTTGGGGGAACTAATAGACAATGACACTATCTGGCATATCAATCCTACAGGCAAGTTTGTTGTTGGTGGTCCTGATGGCGACACCGGAGTCACCGGGCGTAAGATTATCGTTGATACTTATGGTGGGTTTGCTCCCCATGGCGGTGGGGCTTTTAGTGGAAAGGATCCAACAAAAGTCGACAGATCGGCGGCCTACATGGCGAGATGGCTCGCGAAAAATGTAGTAGCAGATGACATGGCAGATTGGTGCCAGATTCAATTATCATATGCTATCGGAGTAAAAGAACCTACATCAATTTATGTAGATTCAAATGGACACAATCGTAGTATCCAAAAGTTTATTCGTGATAACATTGATTTAACACCCAAAGGTATAATAGATAAGTTTGATCTGTTTAAATACTATGAGTACAGTGCAAATTGTACTTTTGGACACTTTGGTAACAAGGATGTTCCTTGGGAAAAGATAGGATGGTAATATGTGGAAAGAAGTAAAAAGGATGTTCGGCAAAAAAGATGCTGAAGTACCTAAAGAAATACTAGACAAAAAAGCACAAGCGACAGCAAGAAAAGAACCGTTTGTAGAAGTTATTAGTGTTAACTTTGATAAAGATAATCCAGCTGACGGTTACTTTGAGCTAGAGTGGAATGAAATATTTGTAGAGAATCTTCGTAAAGCCGGCTATCAAGGTACTTCGCAAGAAGAGATTGTTGACAGTTGGTTTACTCAGCTCTGTCGTGGCATTGGCGCTGAAGACGAATTCATTACATGAGAGACTTAGTAGTTGGTCCAGGACACAGTTTAAATGAACTTGTGTCTAAACTACTACATGCAGGCTTAAACGGCGAAAGCCATACTGAATGGGAATTGTACCCAGGCATTTATGGTTTATATGCTAGGCATAATGATGATTGGGTAGGACTTAAGAGTTATCGTTGTATTGACTCAGTTACTCTAGATCATTATAATGATGTAGTTAGAAATGCCACAACCCCCAACATTATAAACGAATTTGAACATACTCCTTTCTATGTTAATGTAACCTATGAAGTCATGAAAGATATTTACAAGGATCTTGATGGCAATATTTTTTGTAGTTATTTAGACATGGAAAATTATCCTGAAACTCGTTTCCATTTTGCAATGATGGAGTTTTCAGAAGATGCCGCTGAGGATCTAGACTATAATGTAAGACCTAAAATGGAAGAGGTTGCTATGCGAGTTGCTACAAAGCATGAAGTAGAGACTCAAGCAAGGCAAGAAATAGACGTAAACTGGATAAATGTTGGCAAGGTTTTAAACAAAGACTATAGTGACTTTCCAGAACGATTACTCAAACACACAAAACATTTTGATACGGTTGTTGATCAGTATAACTGGTACAACAGAATAACCGATCCTTCAATGCAATATCTAGTTAAGATGCCTTGGCAAGAAATAGTTGACATTAGGCATACTTAGTGCTATATTATATATTATGAACTTACAAAGGACTAGACAAATGCAAAAGTTACAACAACGCTCAGAGCAAATCGCATCTCACATTGTAGCAAAAGCAGGTTTGTATCCTGCTAGTTTCTCAGACTTAGTAAAAGTAGAAGAAGGACAAGATCCTCGCTATAAGTCTGTTGCAATACAAACACAGTATATTATGCAACATGGAAAAGCAATGTCTCGTACACAAATTACAAAACTACGTAAACAGTTAGGACTAATATAATGCAGACTTACATTCTAGTTGATACTGCCAATATGTTTATGAGAGCTCGCCATGTAGTACGTGGTGATGATATGTATACAAAGATTGGTATGAGCTATCATATTATGTTCAACAGTATTAACAAAGTGTGGCGTGAACAAAAAGGCACACATGTTGTTATTGCACTAGAAGGTCGTAGTTGGCGTAAAGACTTCTATGAACCTTACAAACGTAACAGGCAGGCAGTTATTGCGGCTAAGACAGAACGTGAGCAAGAAGAAGATACACAGTTCTGGGACGCCTTTAATGAGTTGCAAGACTTCTTTAGAGATAAAACAAACTGTACTGTATTGCAACAAGGTAATGTAGAAGCAGATGACTTTATTGCACGTTGGATACAGAACCATCCAAAAGATAATCACATTATTGTAAGCAGTGATAGTGACTTCTATCAGTTACTTGCACCTAATGTAAAACAGTATAACGGTATTACACAAGAGCTTATTACTGTTGATGGTGTATACAATGATAAGGGTAAGCCTGTAATTGATAAGAAGACTAAGGAGCCTAAGCAAATAGGTGATCCAGAGTGGTTGTTGTTTGAGAAGTGTATACGTGGTGACACTAGTGATAATATCTTTAGTGCATGTCCTGGTGCTCGTAAGAAAGGCACAAAGAACAAAGTAGGTATGCTAGAAGCATTTGAAGATCGCAACACAAAAGGTTTTAATTGGAATAACTTTATGCTACAACGTTGGGTTGATCATGAGAATGTAGAGCATCGTGTACTTGAGGACTATCAACGTAACTTGCATCTAATTGATTTGACTGCACAGCCTGAGGATGTTAAGGCAACACTCGATGAGGCTATTGTAGAGCAAGTGCAGAAGGATAAGAAGGCACAGGTTGGT